GTTTGAGACGGTGCAATAAGCAAACCTGTCTTGAAAGGTAATTGACTTAACTGGCAAACCATTAAGATTAGTTCCTTGGGCTGGATCATAGCCATTGGTGATAACAGAGATTGGACCATAGGTAATATAACCATTGGAGTAAAATCCTGATGTATCAATTTCACCTACACGCACACCTTTGTTGGTGCCAAAGACCATGTACTTGCCAACGTAAGATCCAATAGCATAGACAATTTCACCCTTTGGCATATCCGCTGCCGTCAAAGCGCGGGTAAGAAGCGGTACTGCGCCTGTTGTATCAAGGACTAGGCGAAAGATGCTAGATGAATCTCCAACATATCCTGAAACATAAATGTTGTTTGGTCCTTCACAAATACCAGTCCATACCCAGTTTGTATCAGGATGAGCATAGATAGGAAGATTGTTGTTGCTTGCAAGAGTAACTGTTCCGCTTGCGCTAGCTTGGCTAACTGCGGCGTTGTTCAAGAAGAATACAACCGATGTGCTGTTAGGCACAGCCGTTACTGACCATGTGCCATTGTAAGGAGAACCAACAGAGGCTACGGTAATCAAGGAACCAACTGCAAAGTTGTGAGCCGATGTAAGGGTAAGAGTGGCATTGTATGAGCCATCTACCTTGCTGGTTGCTACAGTAAATGATGTGATTGGTTGTACTTCAAATAGGTAATTGTTAATACCGGCAATAAGGCGTTGCTTAACCCAACCTAATTTAACAGTAGTAACTGTTCCCACCATAGATGGGTGGGTAAAGATTGATGTGCCGTTAGTGGCGCCAGTAAGTGGGCCGCGATAGATGCCTGTGGCATTAGCGGCATAGTAGTTAAGACCATCTTGGGCTACAGATAGGATCGTACCTGATCCGCCCCATGTCAAGGTTGTGGTTGTACCAGCAGCCGTTGTGCGGTAGAGGGTAGATCCATCTGACCAAATAACTAGATCAACACCATTGACATCGGTAGCTCCGACCATGATTGGTGTGCCACCTGGAGTGGTAGATATTTTAGTTACATCCGGCAATAGTGTTACTTTGCCGATATTAAATACATCTACACCAGCTGATTTGGTAAAGCGTAGCCCAACTGTGTCGCCTTCAATTGGCTCCTCATAGCGGATACCAGCGCCGTAATGAAATGAGGATTGGCTACGAAGCCACCAACCTGTGAGTGTCTGCTCACCTGGCTCCTTCTGTTGGTCAATCTGTTGCTTGCGATACTGAGCAGTCTCACGCTTGTATGGGTATTCTTTTGATACGCCAAGGAAGAATGGCAAGCCAGCAATGGCGCAGTCATAGTTATTACTTGTATTGAAGTATGTATTGCCAGCATTGGCTGGTTGACCAATTGGGTCAACAGGACGTTCTGCAATATGTAAATAACCGTCGTCGCCTATAGCCACCTATACTCCTTAGTTTAAGTCCAATAAAAAAGCCCCGCCGTTTAAGCGGGGCTGGGTAATGCTTGGTGTTACTTAGATAGAGCCGCAATCTCATCGGCTGTTAGACCGAGAGCCGCTAGTTTAGCCTGAGCCGCAGCCTTGTCTGCTGCAACCTTTGCTGCTTCTGCTTCTGCTGCAGCCTTCTGGTCTGCTGCTGCTTGAGCCGCAACAGCCTGTGCTGCAATTTCATCAGCGGTTAAATCGCGAGTGGTGACAACACCTGTCTCACAATTTACTTCTACTGCTTGTGGTGTATCTGCCATTTGTTTCTCCTTAGTTATGAGTTGGAAATACCGTATAAATAAAGCGTAGTATATTGAATAAAATTACCACTTCCAGCAGACCAAGATAGAGAAGTTACTGCTCCAGTTGTAATTTTACTAACACCTATATTTGTTAAAGCCGTTGTTGAATTGTTTTCCGTAACTCCATCCCAAGAAATGCTTTTTGGATTACTACTTGTATAATTAGGAATATAAATATCATAACTAGCAAATGTTCCAGAAGTTGCCTTACTTCCTTGCACTCTTATATCTGTTCCTGAATCGGCAGTCGTTCCAGCACCACTACCAGTCCCATATAAAGTTATATCTGGGCCATTAGAACCATTTAATGTAAATCCATTATCAGTCCATTCCCCATATACACTAGAAGCAATAGAGGCTTTTAATAATAAATCTGTATATGTTGCTGGAATAGAAGAAAAACCAACACTTGATACGCCACCTGAGCCTACCGTGTATGAAGCGATAAGAGTCATTGTTGGATTAGCCATTATTTATATCTCCTATGCCGCGGCTATGCCGTAAAGTGTAAATTGAGAACCAGTATTCCAATTTGCTGATGGAGCAGATAAGGCAATACTTGTTATTGCGGCGGTACTGCGCCATAAATTTGCCTGTGCTGAGGCTTGAACAGTTGAACCATTTAATCTCATTAAAATAGTTTTATATGTATTAGTATTAGCATAATTCATAAAATGAGTTATGTTAGTATGAATTGCATTAGCGGTTGGCATATATTCATAACCAGCATTAGATTGATTACTTCCTCTACCTGAGCCTGCGGAAGACCCACTACCATAAATATAAGTTAAACTATAATTAGCACCAGTATCACCATTTAATGTAAAATTTGTGCCAGTTCCAGCAGATACAGAACCAGTAAATACCAAAATTAAATCTGTATATGTAGATGGAATACTACTAAAAGTTACAGTTGAAACAGCAGACCCTAAAGTCTGTGTAGCAATAGGTACATAAGTTGCGCCAGCCGTCATCAGATTGCCGCCTTTCTAAAGTTAGTTGTCATTGTCAGCGTACCCCGTAAAGAGCGAAGGATGAGTATTGAGTAAATGTTCCAGCCCCAGGATTTATTGTCAAAGATGTAATTGTGGTTGAAGCATTTATCCATAACCCAGAAGTAAATTGTATTTCACCAGAACCATTACCATCACTACCAGCCAAAGTTCTTACAGTTATATTTTTATTTGTATTTGTATAATCCAAAATGTCGGTAATGCCAGCAGTAGGGTAAGCAGTAGTTCCTGCATAAGCACCATAAAGTTTAATTTGATTGGCGCTTACTGCTCCTGCGTGCGTGGAACTGCCATCTCCAGTTAAATAATGCCAATAAGCCGTAGGACTTGTTCCATTTATTTGCATCTGAAAAGAGTTACCTGTTGATGAAATGTTGCCATTAAACCTAATTTGCAAATGAGTATATGTTTGCGGAATAGAACTAAATGTAATACTGCTTGCTCCACCTGAGCCAACTGTTACGGTTGAAATAGATGAATAGTTATTGGTAACTAAATGCCCCGATATTTGCGAGGCGTATATGCCGAGTATGGGTGACATTATGCCAAATCTCCAATGACTAACCAATTATTGGCGCTGGTCTGAATTGCAGTAGCCGCTGAATATTGTACGCGAGTCTTAGGAGCAGTTGCCGTAGCACCAGTTGATGTAATAGTCACACCGCTTCCCTGAGTAATTGTTGTCTGACCAGCGCCAGTCTGTGCGAAGTTTAACACAGTTCCTACTGGAAATGCCACTGATGAGTTAGGCGGAATAGTCACCGTGTTGGCAGAGGCGTTAGACAAAGTAACAAGGGTGTTATTGCCATCCGCCAAGACAAAGGTATATGAAGCAGTTTGGGCATTAACCGCAACTGTTGGGGTAATGCTAGCGTTAGTCAGCAGTGAGACGGCCATTAGAGTGTTACTCCTGTCGCTACAAAATCGGTATTTCCTGTGGTTGAATAGACTGAAACTACATCTCCGCTAGCCAAAGTCCATCCTGGTGCTTCCTGCAAAGTAGCACTGGCGGATAAGGTGAAGTTGTAGTAAAGGTAGTAAGCACTTCCACCAGACTTGGTGATGCTGATACGGATTGAGTCGTTTGTTCCGCCACGATTGCAGGCGTTGAATGAACCTACAATAGTGCCGTTAGTTGACCCTGTAACGAGGGTAGAAGTACCCGTCGCTGACGGTGTTACGTTTCCTAGTACGACGTATGCTGTAGCCATTATGCTAAGTCTCCAATCAATGTGAAGGTATTGGTTCCTGTGCAAACAATTGTGGCTGCACTGTATTGTGTGCGTAACTTAGTTCCAGTCCCTGTAAAGGTAGACGTTCCATCTCCCTGTACGGTTACCTGTCCTGCGCCAATTTGCTGGATGTTGATCTGTTGACCAGTAGTAAATGTAGCTGATGGGATGGTCAAGGTTATTGCAGATGAGTTAGATAAGGTAACTAGCTTGCTAGCATCTGTTGATGCGATTGTATAAGTAGTACCAGTCTGAGCGTTAATAACAAGGTTTGCAAAGACCAGTGAACCTGAACCTACTTCATCGGTTACAGCCGCTGCTAAGTTAGCAGAAGTTGGTGTGCCAAGGAATGTGGCTATGCCAGTTCCAAGACCAGAAATGGCTGTTGAAATTGGCAAGTTGGTAACAGTGTTACTTGCACCTGAGATAGTTTTATTAGTCAGTGTCTGAGCATCGGTAGATCCTACGATGGCACCAGTTACGCCATGGACAACTGTGCTAGACGCCGCATGGTCTTGAAAGTCTGTCATGTCTTGTGCCACCAGCACGTGGCGTACAACAGCTCCTACAGCATGGCTTGTAGCAGATGATCCATTGTAACCACGGGTAATAGTAAGGGTTGTACCAGATGCTCCGGTAACAAGCACTAATTCCTCTGAAGCTGTGTTGTAGTCAAGAGCTACTACAAATGGGTATGAGCCAGGGTAGCCAATAGGCGAGCTAGATAATGTTACCGATGTAGATGAGGAAGTGATAGATGAGGCGACTGTATTGTCAACCGCATTAGCACTGTAATAACGTCTTGTTGCTGTCGTCATTGGCTATCCTTAGAGTGTGTAGTGAGTGCGAGGTGGATACTGCTCTTGTAGGCGACGTACTTCAATAAGTAGACGTTGCTGGTACATCTGTTGAATCATTCTGCCGATATTGGCTGCTGAGCCAATTGGATCGTTTGTTTGTTGCGCATCGGCTTCTGCGGTAGCCGCTGGTACACGACCAAGGTCTAGGTACATTGCTGTACGGTAAGCAGCACCAAGAACAATTACTTCACGGGCTGAGTCTGGCAAGCCACTGAGTTGAGCAAAATCATCTGTATCGTATTGAAGGGTAGAAGGCTTTTTGGTGTAAGTAACCATAATGGTACGACCAGGAATAATTCCTTCGCGGATAGAAATTGTCTTACCGCTGTTCCATGTCAATGGGTTAGCCATACGATCTACACGATAGTGGCGAATTGGTAGCCATTCCTTAGAAGGTCCAATTGTTTGCCATGAAGCGCCAAGAATATCAATCGCCTCTTGAGGTAAGACATAAGTTGTTACCGCTGCTTGAAATGTAAAGGTTGTGTAATAGACGCCAAACAGATCAGGGTATACAGCATCAATTGCTAGGTTAATATTGCGGCGAATAACGCTGCGTGGAAATGATGGTGTAATTGTGACACGAGTACCAGCGGTATGGATTGTAGCCACTGTATCTCTAAAGCCACGACCATATGCTGGGATGGTTGCTGTGTTGGTTGTACGGTCAAACTTGTCTACCCAAATCAACTCATCGTCAATCTCAACCAAACCACGAGTCAATACAGTTCCATCGGCAACCTGAAAGGTTAGGTCAGTGGCACCCATTGCTGAAGTGAGGTATGTAGCTTGATCTTGACGGTTAGTGTAACCGGTAAGGGCAAGGGCAGTCTCGTTGATAATGTCAATAAATTTTGTCATGAACTAATCCTTGCTGCGGCTTCGGCTTCGCCAATACCATAGGTACCAGCAAGGGCGTTTAATACACCAGGTGTATCTAGATAATAATTTTTTCCACCATTACGATTTGCGTAAATAAGATTAAGCGCATCAATACCACGAGTAGCATTATGACCAGGAATGGCAATGTCAGCCCATTTTACGCAAGCACCATTAAAATCATATTGTGGTACGCCACGAACAATGGTGCCAGCCAAACGATTTAAATGATACACAGTAGATAAGCCACCGTAGTTTGCCATTTACTTACCTTTCTTATGACCTTTGTTTTTGTGGTATTTCACAACTGCTGCTACACCTTGTTGAATGGTTTTAGCGCCAGCCTTTTTAGTTAAATCAATATTAGGGCCTTTGTTGTCTGGGTGAACCACATGCACATTACCCTTTTGGATAACAACTTTGTGATTAACACCCGCAGCCTTAATTGTCGCCATTACTTAGATCCGCTGTTCCCAACATTATTGGTTCCGCCAACGCCCTCATATTGTCCATAAGGAGTCTTTGTTGGCTTGCCTGTTAGCTTGTCATTCAACTTACCAATTGCTGTTGAATTGCAACCGCATTCTGCGCACATATTACTTACCACCCTTTTTTACTGGAAGAACCTTCTTGAGGTTTGGATTTGCTTTCTTTGCTGCTGGGCTTGCCTTACGAGTTGCAGATGCAAGAATTGCACCAGCACGCTCCATTGGAATGCCTTGCTTCTTTGCAATATTTGATTGAGCTGCTTTAAAGCCCATACCCTTTTTAACTGCTGCCATTTACTTACCCTTCTTGATTTTTGCTACAAGGGCTTTATCCATTTTGGCATCAGCCTTAGCAGATGGTTTCTTTTTATCCATTGCAGTATCAGCCTTCTTAAAGGCTGCCTTTTGCTTAGTATTTAATCCTTTTGTAACTTTGGCGTCTTGCTTCTTATCAGCCTTTTCGCTATAAGCCATTTATACTACCCCTGTCTCTTTCATTACCTTTGCAGACTGCTTGGTAATCTTGGATGCTGCTGGCATAGATTCTGCGTTAAATGCAACGCCTAGTTTGTCACTAGCCTCTTTTGCTTCAGCAACTGCTTTCATTGTTGTACCCGCTGGTTGAATACCTTGTGAACGAGCATCTGCATAAGCATCTAACTCTGCCGTCCACTTTTTATCAGACATAGAATCTGACCTACCGGCATCACCAGTGGAAAGTTCTAGCGTACCGATCTTGCAACCAAAGCAACCATCTACATAAGTTGTATGGTCTTTATGACCAGTCTCAAAAACTACATGTGGAAATGGTTTATCTGAAACTACATCGCACTCTGTGCAACCGTACTTGACTACGATCCAATCGTGCTTTTCGTTAAATCCAAATTCAAGAACTTTGTCCTTGTGTTGATGGTCCATTCTTCACCTGTCTAAAAAATTGTAGGTTGCGTTGAATACGCTCTGTTTCTTCGCCATTACCCTTAACAGCATTCTCAGCAAAAACAATTGCTTCGTCAATATGCTTAAGGTTGTAAGCGGCGATTGAGGCAAGATCAAAAGCCTTCCAATCCCATACCGCTGATTCGTAGCAGTAGTGGACTGATCTAGGCCGTTCCAAAACATTGACACAAGCATCTAAGCATCTTGGCCAGTTCTGTTGGCGATAGGCATTGATAGCCACGCCATACCATGATTCACCTTCACGGGGAAGAAGTTGTACACCTTTGTCATACCATTGGGTAGCTTCATTTTCACGACCCAATTGATGAGCAGCCTCACCTGCCCATCGGCAGACAGCGGCTTGTTCTACATCCCAGCCATTAAGCGGAAGTTGTTTCTCAGCTGCTGAAATGACATCTTCCCACTTATGGTGGAAATAATATTCGCGGCACATATATGTCCACATACGAGCATCGTGTGGATTTTCTTTTACCGCTAATTCAAGTAAAGTTAAGTATTGTCCTCTGGACTTACTATTGTCTGGTAGGTGTTGGATAACGGCATTGCGTATGTCGCAGTCTCGTGTCTCTCCGTTGCCGTACCACAGTTGCACTTCATGGCATGGGTATTTCCATACCCATCCAAATCGTGAATGGAGTCTGTCTCGTTCCCATTTTTGACCAGTATCCATGCTGACCCAGCCAAGATGTGAACCTGGTATCCACTTTTGTTTGACTTTCTTAAAGAAGGTCGGTTCTGGAACTTCGTCCATATCCAAGATAAGGCAGACATCAGCATCCTCTGGAACAAGTGATAAGGCTGTGTTGCGAGCCACATCAAAGCGAAATGGATCTAAATGTATTTGGTGAACGGTTATACCTAGTTCACGCATTTTATCTTGACTACCATCGGTAGAACCTGTGTCAACTACAATGCGATAATCCGCATCTTTTGTAGCTTCTGCGTAACGCTCAATATGTTTAATCTCATTTTTACAAATGGAATAAACGGCTATCTTGGGCATACGCTATTCTATCACATAGCCCCAAGCCAAAGCATA